TGCGACCCCGTTGGTGGTCTTGTCATCCGTAGCAAGGGTGAGGATGTTCCCGTTGGCCTCAATGATTTTGTGATAGCCCACCGACTTCCATCCCAACCCCTCCTTCCAATGGCGGCGGATGGATGCGATGGTGGTATTCTTGGGGGTGGCCGTGCAATGCACGACGAGGTGGGTTATTTGGCGCATTATTCTTCGGGGTTTAAAAGCGGATAATAGCAGACGGTGTGGTCTTCGTCCTTGGGCAACTGGGAGGCAGACACCTCGTGAATGCCGGACCATTGGGCTTTTGCCGGGTCGTAGCCCAGCAACTCGCAAGCCCGGCGGTATTCGCAAAGGAGGGCGTGGTTCTGCTCCAGGTCTTGGGGGGATATCGCAATCATAAGCCGCTCCAAGGCATTCGTGAGGGCTTTTGCGGGTCGGGTAGAGTGGTAGGTCATGATGCAAATTTATACCCTTTAGGTTCTAAATATGGCGATAAATAAGAATTTATACCGCATCGGGTGCAAGGCCCAAAAAAAAGTTTCATAAAAAAAATGACACGAGAGGTCGCAAATAGGTAGAGGCGTTGTAACTTTGTCGGACACTAAACCCAATAAACCATGAACCACGAAACCAAAACCAAACTCAAAGCCGCCCTTGCCACGGGCTACATCGTGCTGACCACCTGTCTCGGCATCGCATTCTTCGGCAGATTCATCCTTGCAATCATCACCAACTAAACCCAAAACCATGCACAAATTCAAAACCACCAACATCAAAGGGAAGGACTATGTGGAGGTAAACCAACGCCTCCTGTACTTCCGCAACGAGCCAACCTTCGCTGGTTGGAGCATTGAATCCGACCTCGTTGACCTGCAACCCGATAGGTGCTGCATCAAGGCAATCATCCGTGATGCCGATGGCCGCATCAGGGCAACTGGCCACGCCCATGAGGACCGCACCAGTTCAATGATAAACAAAACGAGTTATGTAGAAAACTGCGAAACCTCTGCCTTTGGTCGTGCCTTGGCCGCCCTTGGTATCGGCATTGAAACAAGCATCGCAAGTGCCAACGAGGTCAGCATGGCTATCGCCAAGCAGGAGCAGTTCAACGACCTTTCGGACAAACTTGGATTGGTTCCTTCGTACGATGACCTAACCGTTGCAACCCTCAAGGCGGACTTTCTCAAACTGGTCAAGAAACTCCCCGCCGACCAGCAGGAACGGTTCCTCAAAGACATCGACCAAATGACCCCCGCCCGTTTTGAGAAGGGTATCGCATTCATCCAAAACCAACTCTCTAAAAAATAAGCCATGGACAACCTACTAACTAAATGCAATGCCGATGTGTTCAAGGCCATCCTTGAAGTAAAGGAACAAAGCCCCGAAATTGGCGAGAAACTTATCGCTTTACTGCGAGAGTATCAGTTTTGGTGGCAGATGCTTGCTGGTGATATGCTTTGGTTTTCTGCCCATCTTCCTCGCGAAATTTGGGACGGCAAAGCCCACACCTTCCAATTCCTCTTTCAATCCCAACAAACCACTCAAAATCCATGAATCATTTAGTCACCATCCCCAAGTCGGACATCTCCAAGCAGGACATCGCCGACATCGCCGCTGGCCTCATCCTCCGAATAGAGGAAGGCGAGGTCAACCCCATCGCCGCCCATGTACGCTTGAAGGCGGTCGTCAAAGCCTTGGAAGTCGTGCTGAAGGAAACCGAGCAGATTGTCCGTGACGAGGCAGAAAAGCACGGCAAGACCTTCTCCGCCTTCGGTGCAGAAATCCAAATCAAGGAGGGGGCGTTGACCCCCGACTACACGCACGACCAGCAATGGAGCGACTTGCAGGCATCCATGAAAGCAAGGGAAGAACTGCTTAAGATGGCCTTCCGCAACGCTGGCAAGGCAACGATGTACGACGAAGCGACGGGCGAAGCGGTTCCCGTATGTCCCGCAAAAGGGACAAAACCGAGCATTGCAGTAACTTTTAAGACCACTTAACCATGCCCAAACCTAAAGGAAAAGAAATCCAGCGAAGAGTCGCCACCATTTACGCCGTGTCATACCTCTCCTCACGCCCATACAGGGCCACAGAACTCGCCGAAGTGCTTGGCCTTAATATGCGTACCACTTACCGCATTTTAAGCGATTTACGGGCCTCAAATTGGCTCATCAAAGAAAACCTCACTTATTCAATTCAACCCAACCAAACCCCAACCCAAAACCCATGAGCGATTACACTCCACAACCCAACACCTTCTCCCTGTTCGCAAACGATAAGGGCGACAATCCAAAACGCCCCGACTACCGTGGGGACATCATCCTTCCCGATGGAACCAAGATGCGGCTGTCTGCATGGGTGCGAGAATCAAGAAACGGCGAGAGAAAGTTTTTGAGCGGCAAAGTTGAGCCGATGAACGAATCCCGTCCCGCCAACGCTTTTGAACCACAGGCTGACGATATGCCATTTTAGTGTAACTTTGTGACCTAATTACATTTACCAATAACCACTTCATGTTTCCGGCCATGCGGTGTTTAGATAAAGGGTTCAATCCATCGTAACCCCTCGCCTCAACTGCCGGAACAGTTGGGGCGTTTTTTTCTTTATGCTATGGCAGAAATATCAATCTTCAAAGCCTCCACGGGAAGCGGTGTGCGAAACAACGTCCCGGAGAGCCACATGCAGTTCGTCCAGTACATTCAGGACATCAAGGACGGCATCTTCTACACCGAGGTCATGGCCTACCGTAAGGCCAAAACCGAGGAAACCAAAAGAAGGCTCACCGCCGTAACTCCAAGCGGCAAGTTCAAGAAGCAGGGCAAAGACGGCCTTGAAACGCATTCCGGAATCCTCTGCATTGACATTGATGCCAAGGACAACGATGGCGTTGACGTGCTGGCAATCCGTGAGGACGAATTTCTCTACGCTCTGCACAAGTCAACAGGAGGGGAAGGCTATGCAGCCTACTACCGTATCGAACCGGACCGCCACCTGGAAGCGTTCTACGCTTTGGAGAAACGTCTTGCGGACAAGTTCCACATCATCGTGGACCCTGCATGCAAGGACGTGAGCCGCCTGCGGTTCGTCAGTTTTGACCCCGAAGCATTCATCGCCTCCAAAAATGTGCAGGTGTTCAAGTCCTACTTACCCAAGGTCAAGGCCGCACCGGTCCCCAAGTTCTACCCCCACGGTGAACACGACGTCGAACATATCCTCCAACAACTGGAGGCCAAGCGCATTGACCTGACGGATTCCTATGCGGATTGGGTCAAGATTGGATTTGCCATTGCAGCAAAGTACCATGAGCCGGGGGCCGACCTATTCCATCGGGTTTCGGCAATATCCCCGAAGTACAACCCCGAAGCATGCGACCGCAAGTACAAACAACTCTGCCAGTCCAAGCAGAACCAGGTGTCCTTCGCCTCGTTTATGTGGCTCGCCAAGAACGCAGGGGTCGAAATCCAAACCAAGCAAACCAAGCACATCGTGTCCACGGCCAAGTCCCACCGCATGCGGGTGGGTACCAATGGAGGACCCAAGGACATCAACGCCGCCACCGAAACGGCGGTCCGCATCCTTCGGGAGATTGACCAAATAAACGTGGACCAGTTGGAGGAAATCGTCGCCAACACGATGGCCCTCGATACTACGGAACTAAAATCCGCTGATACCGAGGACACTCCGCTCAAACAAATCAAGGCTTACTTGAGGTCCTTTGACCTAAAGCGCAATGAAGTAACCCGTTGCATTGAACTCAAAGGCGAACCCATCACCGACGTTGACATAAACGACCTATACACCGACTGCCTGGAGCAGTTTGGAAGAAAGGAAGTCACCATGCAGTTAATCAACTCAATTATTGATTCAAGTCATACCCCGACCTACAACCCTTTCATGCAGTTCTTCGCCAAGAACGCACACCGGACCCCGACTGGCTGCATCAAAGCCCTGACCGATACCATCGTGGCCACAAATGTCGAACACGCATTCATGCAACTCTGCATCTACAAGTGGCTCTGCTCGGTGGTTGCAAGCATGCACGGGGAATATTCGTTGTCCATCTTGGTCCTATGCGGCGACCAGGGCATCGGCAAAACCAACTTTTTCCGGAACCTGCTGCCAACGGAACTGCGGTCATACTACGGAGAATCCAAACTTGATGCCGGCAAGGATGACGAAATTCTTATGTGCAAAAAAATTATCCTCTGCGACGATGAGTTCGGCGGCAAATCCAAGCAAGAGGCCAAGAAGTTGAAGGAATTGTCCTCCAAGCAGACCTTCAGCATCCGCAAGCCCTACGGACGGGTCCACGAAGAACTGACCAGGTATGCGGTGCTTTGCGGCACATCAAACGACGAGGAAGTCATCAACGACCTTACCGGCAACCGTAGAATCCTGCCCATCGTTGTGGGCCACATAGATTGGGATGCCTATGGCGCCATTGATAAGACAGACCTATTCATTGAAGCCTACCACGCCTACAAGACCCAAGGAGCAGATGCCTGGCAACTGTCCAAGGCCGAAATCACCATGCTGAACGAAAAGACCATGAACAACGTCCAGCCAGCGGTCGAGAAGGAATTGCTCTTTAACTATTTTGAGATGCCAAACGAAAAGAACAAAGGCATCGGAGCGGAGTGGCTGACCAACTCGGAAATCAAAAACATCCTTGAATCCTACACCGAGCAAAAAATTAACCCGAACAAACTTGGGGCAGTTCTCAAGTCCATCGGCTGCAAAAAGGTGAGCAGGCACGACCGAAACAACCGGGGATGCTATTACCTAGTCACTAAAACGAATAGTAGTAACTATGCGCAAGGCGGTGATAATAAGCGACATCCGTACTGACATAGTCACATAGTCACTAAAAATGCTATTTTCCTTTAAGCAATATATATGCGTGTGCGTGTGTGCGTGTATGTATATATATATATTCTCTATAGAAAAGTAGTGAATGTAGTGACTATGTGACTATAAGTGGCCCTCACGCTATCAAAAACGCAGATTTTTATAGTCACTACTCAAATTTTGCAGTAACTATCAGTAACTATGTTAAGACCCTACCAAAACCAAGCCATTGACCAAATGCGGACAAGTATCGCAGAGGGCAAGAGGCACATCATCCTGTGCGCTCCAACTGGGAGCGGCAAGACCGTCATGTTTACTTACATGGTCGCAAGAGCCTTGGAGAAAGGCAAGCAGGCCATCATTTTCACGGACCGAGTGGAACTGCTGAAACAATCCAACGGTGCCTTGGACCTGTTCGGAATCAGGCCGACCATCATTGAGGCCAGCAAGACCCGGCTGGATGTTTCGGGCAACTGCTTCATCGCCATGGCCCAAACGTTCAGCCGTAGGAAGGACGCAGTCGAATACACGGACCTGCTGAACCGAATGGACCTGGTCATCATCGACGAAGCCCACAAGCAGACCTTCAACCCATTGCTGCCATACATCAACCCCAAGGCCGTGGTCATCGGGGCAACCGCAACGCCCTTGCGTCGGGGGAACCAGCAGTGCCTATCCAAGTTCTACGAGGTTCTGCATGTGCCGGTTCAGGTGCAGGAATTGATTGACCAAGGGTTCCTTGCCAACCCCGTGACCTATGGTGCCAACCAAGACCTTTCCGGAATCCGCATGAAAGGGAATGACTACGACACGGAGCAGATGGCTACCGTGTACTCTAAGCGGAGAGTGTTTGATGGCGTGGTCCAAAACTACGGGAGGCATTGCAGAGGTAAGAAGGCCATCGTGTTTGCGAGTAATATTGCATCGAGCAAAGAGGTTTGTGCCGCTTTGCAGGTTGCAGGCCACAACGCCCGTCATGTGGATGGTACCATGAACAAGCAGGACCGGGCTGATGTGCTGGCATGGTTCAAGCACACTCCCGACGCTATCCTTTGCAACTGCGACTTGATGACCACAGGCTTTGACGAGCCGACTATCGAGGTCGTCATCCTATACCGGGCAACCGCAAGCCTGCCGCTATTCATGCAGATGGTGGGCCGTGGCTCCAGGGTAACGCCAACAAAGAAGGAGTTCACCATCCTTGACTTCGGGAACAACGTGCAGACCCATGGCTTTTGGGAGAACCGGCAGCAATGGTCCCTCAAAAAGAAACGCAAGAAGAAATCCGATGGCGTTGGCGGTGCGAAGAACTGCAAGGGCTGCGAGGCGATTATCCCCGTGGGGGCGATGAAGTGCAAGCATTGCGGCTACGAGTACCAGCGCAAACCCCAAGAGCATGGCGAGATGGTGGACCTACACCTGATGACCAAGGCCCAGGGCATGCAGTTGGCCACGACGAGCAGCATGTACCAAAAGGCACAACTGGCAAAGGCCAAGGTAATTTCGCCGTATTGGGTGTTGCACAACCAATGCAAGAGCAAAGCCGAAGCCTTGGAGTTCATCCGCTACATGGGATGGAAGCCAGGCTGGGCATTCCACAATAAAGACCGTTTCCCAATCCTTAAGTAATGCAAGAGTTCAAGATTCAAGCCGAATGCTTCCAGTGGCACTGGAACAACTTCCCCGACCAGCGGGGACGATTGTTTACTGTAAACAACAACGCACCGTCTGCCTATGCTGGGAGCGTCATGAAGGCCATGGGCGTAGTGGCGGGGGTGAGTGATATGATATACCTGTCCAACGCTGGTGCCGTGTTCTTGGAGTTTAAAGACCCCAAGGGCAAGCAGTCCCTATCCCAAAAATGGTGGCAGGGAGTCGTTCAAGAGGCGGGGTATAGGTACGAGGTGATTCGCTCCGTGGAAGATTTCCAAAGGGTGTTGGCTGAATGTGGGTAGGTTGTTTATATCTTTGACCCATGCACCGCATACTGCTCCTTCTGCTCCTGACCTCCTGCACCAACGACCGCCCTTGGCGGGTGATTGAGGTTCGGCCCAAGGGGAATGCCTGCGAGTATGTGCTATCTCGGAGCAACGGATTCGGGCCGCAGATAAAAATCAAGACCGATACCTGCAACAAATACCAACTTTTCCAAACCATAAAACCATGAAACCAACCCCCACCGATTTTCGCCGCTGGCAGATTCACATCCGCAAGGAGTGCGTGAACTGCTCCCGCCCCGACCGTTCCGAAACCATCAAGGCTTGGTCCGTAAACTGGACCCTGCTCGGAAGAATCCTACAAGCCAAAAACGCCTAAGCCATGCCCTGGATAAGACCCCAAGACCAAATGCCCAAGGAGGGCGAACCCGTGCTGATAACCGATGTGGAAGGAATGCAAGTCGTGGCTTGGTATGATGCGGTTATTGATATGTGGAACTCCGAGAACCACTCTTGGTTTCCCCGTGAAGTCACCTACTGGATGCCCATCCCCGAAATCGTTTAAGCCATGAAAACCGCAGACCAAATTCTTAAAGAACACGAAGACGCTAACGAAATGCACTTCCACCAGGTGGACCGTGAATGGGTCATCAAGGCAATGGAAGAGTATGCAAAGCAAGCATTTCAAAACCATAATCACAATTATGTCCTCACATCCTTTGAAGGACACCGAGTTATTAAATGCACTTTTTGCCCATCAATAGCAGCCATATGACCCCAGCCCTCATCCACCATTTAGTTGACACCACCGCAATGGTTTTCGGCATCACGCCCGACCAGGTGCGCTCCGCAAGCAGGGAACGGCCCTGCGTCATCGCTCGGAACATTGTGGCCGACATCGCCTACAACGAATACCTGTTTACCTTCATGGCCATCGGGAAGGAGTTGAACCGCCACTATTCCACAATAATCATCAACTTGGAATCCTTCCACAACGACTGCAAGGCAAAGCCGCAACTGCGCTACCTACGGAGGCAAGTTTTCAACAATGCACAGGAGTACTTGCAGACCGCTGAGGGGGCTTACATAACTGACACTCTGCAACTTCCGAAGCAAGAGTAGGGCCAAACCGACTGCCTACCTTGGGGGGGTGCTTAACTGCATCCACCTTTTTTTTGCAATCTTTGTGCATGGCATCCGCAGACACCGTAATCCTTGACCTCTACCGAAGCGGCGAAATCCGAAAAGCCTGCCTAACCATCACAGGCGGCGACCCGCTTTGGAGGGACTTGGAGCAGGAGTGCGTCCTCATCCTGCTGGAGAAAGACCCCGCCAAAATCCTGCAAATACAGGAGCAGGGGTACTTCAAGTTCTATGTGGTGCGACTGCTGCTGAACCTGTACCGAGGCAAGAATAACCAGTTCGCCCAAAAGTACCGCCATCACGACCTACTGGAGGAACTGAACCCCGATGCCCCCATATCCCAAGCAGAGTACGATTCCCTCATGGATGACCTTTGGGCCATCGCCGAGGCGGAAATGGACACTTGGGCCAAGGACGGGGCGTTCCCGTATGACAAGGAGTTGCTGAAACTGCACCTTCGGACAGGCAATATGAAGAAGTTGTCCCGTGACACGGGCATACCGTACCGCTCCATCATTTATTCCATTGACCAAGCCAAGGCCAAAATCAAGGCCGCCATTCAAGCCCATGGACACGCTGATATTTCCCCTGCTGATTAGCAGTTTGACCGCCCTCGCCATTGCCGAGTATCATGTCCTGCCGCAATGGTGGTACACGACTTGGCTTGCCCGGCACAAGCCGTTCAGTTGCGTCACATGCCTGACATTTTGGTTCGCGGTCCTGCTTACCTGGTCCACCTGCGGATGGGTCCTCGCTCCCGTGTACGGCCTCGCCTCTGCGGGGCTAACCGTTGTCATCCTCCAAGTCACGAACCGATGACCCAAGACGAATACCTGCTCGCAACCAAGCACCGCCATTATTGGGAGCAATATCAAGCCGCCCTGTTCATGCGGTTATCCCCCGAAGCGGTCCATGACCTGCAGGCCATCCTTGTCGCACACGGACGGCCGAACACAAATTGGTGGTGCGCTGACTGCGTAAAATCGGCCCTCTCCTACATTTACGAACAAGCGGACCTATTCGCCCAAGCCAACCAGCAACAAGTCAGTCATGCCCTTACCAACACCGAAACCCCAAGAACCGAAGGATGAGTTCCTGCAACGCTGCATGGGTGATGCAAAGACCAATTCCGAGTTCCCCGATGCTGGGCAACGAATGGCCGTCTGCGCTCACCTGTACGCTAACGACAAGCGTCAGCAATTCCAAACTTACGCCGACTACGGCGAAGGCGTGCGCAATAACGCCAAGAGGGGCATTGAACTTAACGAGCGCAATGGGAACAAGTGTGCAACCCAGACGGGCAAGGTCCGAGCGCAGCAACTCGCCAACGGTGAGGGCGTTTCCCTTGAAACCATCAAGCGGATGCACTCCTACCTTTCACGGGCCGAAACCTACTATGACAACGCTGACTCTACCAGCGATTGTGGCTACATCTCCTATCTCCTTTGGGGAGGCAAAGCGGCCCTTGGGTGGAGCAGGAATAAACTACGGGAACTTGGCGAACTCGACGAAGGCTGATCCCGAAGCCCAGGTCCAAGCCCGCATGGATTCGCTGATGATGGTCATAACCACCCTCTGCGACTGCATTGGTGCGGTGGACGATTCCAACTCGCCCAACGCTTTCGCCGTAAAGATGAAAATCGTGGACAAGATTGATTCGCTCATAGATAAAATAGAATACTGATGCACCCAACGAGGATATTCAAGACCCCCGAAGACCTTGGGAAAGCATGGGCCGCCTTCAAGGAGGATGTCAAAGCCCAAGGCGAACAATGGAAGCGGGTGCAGTATGTCGGGAAGGATGGGTTAAAGAAGGAAGACCCCGCCAAAGTGCCGCTGACCTTGGAGGGGTTTAAGCGGTTTTGTCGCAATAATTACGGGGATGTTCAGCAGTACTTTGACAACAAGGACGGCTATTATGACGACTTCGTGGTTATCTGCCGTGCGATTCGGGAGGAAATCCGAGAGGACCAAATCATCGGTGGGATGCTCTCGTTCTACAACCCCTCCATCACGCAGCGGTTGAACGGCTTGGTGGAAAAGCAGGAAACGAGCATCACCATCGAGCAGCCGCTTTTCGGCGATGGAGTTTAAGTACACCACCGCCATCAAGAAGATTCGGGCGATGAAGGCCCGAAAGAAAGTCATACAAGGCGGAACAAGTGCGAGCAAAACATTCGGCATCCTTGCGGTCCTGATAGACCACGCCGCCCGCTACCCGAAGTCGGAGATTTCGGTCGTGTCCGAATCCGTCCCTCACCTTCGCAGGGGTGCGATAAAGGACTTCGCCAAGATTATGCAATGGACGCACCGTTGGGTTCCTGACAGGTGGAACAAGACGCTCCTGCAATACAACTTCGCCAACGGATCCACGATTGAGTTCTTTTCGGCTGATTCGGAAGCCCGCCTCCGTGGGGCAAGGCGGCAAATCCTCTACATTAACGAGGCGAATAATATCGACTTCGACTCGTACTACCAGTTGGCCATTCGTACAAGTCAGGAGATTTACATTGACTTCAACCCCACGCATGAGTTCTGGGCGCACACCGAGGTCCTTCCCGAAACGGATGCGGAGTTCCTCATCCTGACCTACCAAGACAACGAGGCTCTGCCCGACACCATCCGCAACGACATTGAACTAAACCGAACCAAAGCCGAAACGAGTGCCTACTGGGCCAACTGGTGGAAGGTGTACGGTCTCGGTCAGGTCGGGACGCTACAGGGTGCGATTTACGGGGACTACACAGTGGTTGATGGTATTGACCCATCCACGATGAAATTCGTTGCCTACGGGCTTGACTGGGGGTTCAGCGCAGACCCTACCGCCTTGGTCGCCGTGTACCGCAGGGGGGACGACTTGTTCGTGCATGAGTTGCTCTACCACCGAGGCCTGACCAACTCCGACATCGCCACCCGCTTGAAGGAGTTCGGGATTACAAGGGCTTGGGAGATTGTCGCCGATTCAGCCGAACCCAAGAGCATTGAGGAAATCTACCGATTGGGGTTCAACATCAAGCCCGCATCCAAGGGACCCGATTCGGTCAGGCAGGGGATAGATGTGGTCAAGCGGTTTAACCTTCATGTGACCAAGGATTCGGTCAACTTGATTAAGGAACTCCGCTCCTACACCTGGGCGACCGACAAAGACGGCAAGGACACGGGGGTCCCGATTGATTCCTACAACCACGCCTGCGATGCTTTGCGCTATGTGGCCCTCAACAAATTGGCGGTCAGTAATTCGGGCAAGTATCTTGTGGTGTAACTTTACGCTCATGAACCTCGAATCCCTCCTTGACCTTGCCCTCGCCATCGGTCGGGTCGTGCTTGCCTTGGTCTTCATCGGCTGCATCCTAACCCTCCTTTTTACTCAATGAAACTCATCCACTACTACCACATCTACTGCGGCGGCGGCGGCCAATGGCAACTCATAATGCACCAGCACATGATGGCCCTGTGCAATTACGGGCTGATTGAACAGTTGGACGAGATTCGTGTCGGCATCGTCGGTCCACCAGAGCAGCGGAAACTCGTCAAGGAAATCTTGGACAACT